GTGCTGATTGGAATAACAAACATTTTGAAATAAAAGATGAGAACGAAAGAGTATTAGACTTCAAAAGAATTTGGAAATATATACAGCGAAGTAATTGCGAAGTTATACATGTTGGTAATACCAGAGGTGATCATTATTTTAGTTTTTGGTTAGAATTTATTTCAAGGCACTTAGATAATTATAAAACTTTTGATACTTGGGATATAGATACTCCACTAAAAACTTATATGTGTTTGAACCGTAAGCCACATACACATCGCAAAGAACTATACAATGATCTTGAAAATAAAAATCTGTTAGATTGTGGTTATGTAAGTTTAGGAGGAGTTTCCTGCCCTGTATACTTAGAAAATGATATTGTAAACGTAGAAGGCAATCAAGCAGTTAACGGAGATGTTGGTATAACAAATGACATACATAGTTTAGGCCATAAGCAAAATTGGAACAATCATTTTTTAAATGTAGTTACAGAAACTACTACATATACAGATGTTTTTATAACAGAGAAAACATTTAAGCCTATTATAGGTGAAAGACCGTTTGTTATATTAGGTGATAATAATATTTACAAACAACTTAAAGAATGGGGATTTGACACCTTTGATGATTTATTTGGTACAGGATACGAAGATCCTAATTATCAAAATCGTATCAGTTGGATATCTGAGATTATTGCACTTTATAAGGGAGATAAGCATTTACACTTGCTATTAGAAGATATAAAACCAAGATTACAATATAATAGTAATCAACTGCATACAGCCATAGAAATCAACCGAAAAGCATTAAAAAGTTTAGGAATCTGATAAATAGTACTATGCCAGTAGATCAAATAGGATATAATAACAGAGAAGAACTTATAAGTGAGTTGCAATTACGTCTGGCAGATGGTATCGTAGACGTAGAATTAGATAGAGCACATTATGATGTTGCTATAGACAAATCCCTTGCTCTGTATAGACAACTTAGTGCAGGTGCTGTAGAAGAAAGTGCCCTGTTTTTAACAACATTAGAAGGTGTAACGGAGTACACATTACCAGATGAGGTAATGGAAGTGCGAAGATTATATAGAAAAGGTGTTGGTACTAACAGCGGTGGCGGTACAAACTTTGATCCTTTTGATGTTGCATTTAATAACATGTACTTATTACAAGCAGGCCAAATGGGCGGACTAGCAGTCTTTGATGCATTTAGTCAATATAAAGAAGTTTTAGGTAGAGTATTTGGTAGTGAATACAATTTCTTATGGAATAGAAATACTAAGCAACTTAAAATTTTAAGAAACGTAAGACATGAAGAAGAAATTGCTGTAGGCATTTATAATTTTATACCAGAAAGTATCTTATTAAAAGATATATATGCCGCAAATTGGTTGGCCTCTTATGCTCTTGCTCAGTCTAAAATGATGTTAGGTGAAGCAAGAAGTAAATATGCTAGTGGACTTCCTGGAGCAGGAGGAGCCATACAGTTAAATGGTGATGCATTGAAACAAGAAGCAATGGCAGAAATGGATAAAGGGCGAGAATCATTATTCCAGAAGGAAGAAGGTAATGCCCCACTAGGATTTGTAATAGGATAATGTTAATAGGAATAACCGGTTTTATAGGCAGTGGCAAAGATACAGTAGCCAATATGTTTGTAGAAAAAGGTTGTCAACATGACAGTTTCGCTTCTCCCCTTAAAGATGTATGTTCCAGTATTTTTGGCTGGGAAAGATCTATGTTGGAGGGAGATACAACTGAAAGCAGAGACTTCAGAGAAACACCAGATATGTTTTGGACTAAAAAACTTGGTGTACCTAATTTTACGCCACGTTTAGCACTACAATTATTGGGAACAGAAGTACTTAGAAATCATTTTGATCAGGATATTTGGTTAAACAGTTTAGAATATCGCATTAGAAAACAAACAGAAAATTCACCATGTACAGTTATTAGTGATGCTCGTTTTAGAAATGAGTTAGATCTTATAAAAAATATGGGCGGAAAAGTCATTTGGGTACAACGTGGAGAATTACCTGAATGGTTTGATACAGCAAAAACGGCACACGAAAACGTTGTAAGCAGAAAGATAATGCAAACAAAATACAGAGACGTTCATGAAAGTGAATGGAACTGGGCAGGCTACCCAGTTGATTATATTATAGACAATAATGGAACACTCGAAGATCTAGCCAAGCAAGTTGAAGACATCAGAGATTGGAAGACTGGTGAATTTAAAAAATCTCTTAAATTAATATAATACCACATAATACCATGTAAATTCCGTAAATACGGTAAAATCCAGTATTTTGATAAATACATGTAAGATAAGATCTTAATATTAGGAGAATAATATGGCAACTTTAGTAAGTCCTGGTGTAAGTGTAACGACTACAGACGAAAGTTTTTACGCCCCCGCCGGTGCTGGTTCAGTTCCTTTGATTGTTATTGCAACAGCACAGGATAAAACAGCACCTGACGGTAGTGGTACAGCCGCTTTCACAACATCAGCAAACGCAAATAAACTTAAATTGATCACAAGTCAACGAGAGTTATTACAAAACTATGGTAATCCAACATTCAAAACAAGTGGTTCTACACCTTTACATGGTGATGAACAAAATGAATATGGTTTACTATCAGCCTATAGTTTCTTGGGAATAGCCAATAGAGCATACGTTTTAAGAGCAGATGTAGATTTAGGTGACTTGGCATCAAGTGCCACAGCACCTACAAACAACCCTGCAAACGGTTCATATTGGTTAGATACAGCCGCAACCAGTTGGGGATTGTATCAACGTGTTTCAGGAGCATGGGTAAAACAAACAGTAAAACAAACAACAGCATCTGATATAGATTCAGACGGTGTAACACCAAAAGCAAGTTTTGGACAAAACGGCGAATATGCTGTAGTCTATCTAACAAGTGCAGGTGGTACACAACCTAAAATTAGTTTCTTCCAGAAACTAAGTGGTACATGGAGAAACATTGGTTCCTCAGGATGGTCAAGTGCAGTAAGTGGATCAGCAGGTGACTTCCAATTCGCAAGTCATTTAGGAATACCTACACAAAAATCAGGTGGTGGTTCATTAACAGATGGTGACGTTCATATAAGAACAACATCAGCAAACAATGGCTCAAATGTTGTAGTAAAATTATATAGTTCAACAACAAATCAGTTTACAACTGAGTCTATAGTAGTAGATGCAAAGTCTGACTCTGTATATACAAATACATATAGTAATCCAGTAGTTGGTGATTTATGGGCTAATACCGAAGGCGAAGATGGTATTGCAAATATTACTTTGCAAAGACATAATGGTGCATCTACTTTATCAGTAGCAAGTTCATCAGCTCTTACAGGTACGCAAAGTGTTTCAGCACACTCTGGCAAAGTTAGTTTCAACATTACAATTAATGAAGGAACAACAATTCCAGTTACTTTCGCAACAGGTGGTGGAACTGCAACAGTGGATAATTTAGTAACTGACATTCAATCAGCATTATCTAGTGCAAACGATGTTACAACTTTTGCAAATACTCTTACAGCATCTAATGATGGTGGTAAAATTACATTTGTAACAAGTACAGGTAAAGATATCAAAATAGCAGATGGTAACGTTGCAGGATATGGTTCAGCAAATATTAATATTGCCGCTGGAACATACAGTAACTTTAAAGACCTTAGTTTTACAGCAAGTGGAACAACACTAACAGGTGCGGCTACAGAGGGTGATCTTTGGTATGACAATAATGTTTCTAATACAAACATTGACATTTTATATCAAAATTCAGGCTCATGGGCAACATACACTGGTGATGTACAATTTGCGGCTTCAGAGCCAACTAAGCAATCAGATGGTTCAAGTTCTTTATCAACTGGAGATTTATGGATTGACAGTAGTGATTTAGAAAACTTCCCTAAAGTTTACAAATATAGTGCCGCGGCTAAATGGGTATTAGTAGATAATACAGACCAAGTTAGTTCAGACGGTATTTTATTTGCTGATTTTAGAGCAAGTAGTGCCAGTGGTTTAATATCATCAGCAAACGGATTACCAAATCCAGCATTATACCCAAGTGGTATGTTAGGATGGAACAAAATGGCTTCCGTAGGTAATGTTAAAAAGTATGACGCAACAAACAATTTATGGAAAGACCATTCTGGTAATAAATCAGATGGTTCACCTTACATGATGCGTAAAGCTCAAAGACAAGTTATTGTTACAGCATTACAAAGTTCAATCACAGCAAGTTCAGAAATCAGAAACGAAACAAATAGATTTAATCTAATTGCATGTCCTGGTTATGCAGAACTTATGGATGAGATGATTACTTTAAGTACAGATAGAAAAAATACTGCATTCGTAGTTGGTGATGCACCACTAAGATTAGCGGCAGATTCTACAAGTACGGCGGCTTGGGCAAATAATACAGCAGTTGCAGATGTAAATGGAGAAGACGGACTAGTAAGTTCATCACCATATGCGGCTGTATATTATCCACACGGTTTAGCAACAAACTTAGACGGTACAAACGTTATGGTTCCAGCAAGTTATATGGCTTTAAGAACTATTGCATTTAACGATCAGGTTGCTTTCCCATGGTTTGCACCAGCAGGATTCCAAAGAGGATTAGTAAACAACGTTTCAAGTGTTGGATATTTAGATTCAGCAACAAGTGAATTTGAATCAGTTGCTTTAAGTGAAGGTCAAAGAGATAGCCTTTACAGTAATAAAGTTAATCCAATTGGTAACTTCCCAGGAAGAGGTATTGCTATATTTGGTCAGAAGACTCTAAATCCAGTTGCAAGTGCATTGGATAGAGTTAATGTTGCACGTTTAGTTGTATTCATAAGAGAAAGACTTGATGATATAGTTAAGCCATTCTTGTTTGAACCAAATGACGAAGTAACAAGAGCAAATGCCAAAACAGTAGTAGATAGATTCCTTGGACAATTAGTTGCACAAAGAGGATTATTTGACTTTATCACAGTATGTGATAATACAAATAACACAGCGGCTAGAATAGATAATAATCAATTGTATATAGATGTAGCGATACAGCCTGTTAAAGCAGTTGAATTTATTTATATTCCAATTAGAATCCAAAATACATTGGGCTCAACAGCATAAGTATAGTAACTTAAACATTAAAAGGGCGGTTTTACTGCCCTTTTTTGTGTCAGAATTAAAACTAGAGTTAATTAAATTGACCCAAAGATGATAAATATTCGTATAATTAGTTCATAATGAACAAATGGAGTAAAAAATGGCAACATCATCAGCAACAACAGAAACAAAAAGTAAGTTTGGTGTACCTACCGGAACCGGTACTTCTGGCATCTTAATGCCTAAATTGAAGTATAGATTCCGTGTGAGTTTTCTAAACAACTTTGGTGGTTCCACTAATACTGTTTCACTTACACAGAACGTTCAAAGTGTAGTAAGACCTAAAATAAATTATGAGGAAGTAATTATTGATAGTTACAACTCAAGAACTTATTTACAAGGTAAGCACACTTGGGACCCAATCAGTGTAACTGTAAGGGATGATATACAGAATAAAGTTGCAAAGTTAGTCGGTGCTCAGGTACAAAGACAACTTAACCATTTCCAACAAACAACACCAGCCGCAGGATCTGACTATAAATTCGATATGCAAATCGAAGTACTAGACGGTGTCAATGCAGGTGCTAGTGAAGTTTGGTTCCTAGAAGGGTGTTTCTTAACACAATCAGATTACAGTGATACTGACTATAGTTCTAACGAACAAGTCACAATTACTATGATGATACGTTATGATAATGCTACACACTTCCAAGGCGACAATGATGTTAATGGAAGAGTTGAAGCGGGTAATCCGTTCCCTGATGACAATACACTAGCAGACAATACTAATATTCTAGTATAATAACGGAGTACTCTAGTGAAATATACACGTTTTACTGGTAAAAATACAGTAGACAATTTTTATGCTAGAGACTTTAGGAATAACTACAGGTTTAGACCAGAAGTTAATCCTCCTAGACAGCAGTTCCAGGGATATGTAAATTTCATATTTAATAGGAACGTATTACAGTTATTAGGTAATGAGAATCTAACATTTAAAACAAGTATGAGCAGTTTGGTAAGAACTGCTCAACTTCCTGCCGTTGAATTTAATATGGTAGAAAAAAATAATTTCAATAAGAAAAGAAATGTAACCACAGGAGTAACTTATGCACCTGTAGATATTACGGTTTTTGATACAGTAAACAATGAATGGCTTACTGTCTTAATGAAATATTTTGCATATCTACATATGGACCCAAGAAATAAAAATAAATTTGGTGATAGAGATATAAATTTCAATACGCCAATGACAGAAGAATTATTTGAAAGCAAATTTGGAGACGGTGGTAAATTTCATAGTAATGAAGCAGGTATAAATTTACAAGTAGATCAAAACTTTTTTGAACGTATAGATTATATATTGTATGCAGGTGGAAAAGGTGTACAATATAGTATTATGAAGCCTATGATCAAATCCTTTGCACCAAAAAGTATAGATTATGCATCTAGTGACTTTATGGAATTTACAATGCAATTAGTATATGAAAACTTTACTACATTCGATATTGTAAACTTTGATTTAGCAACTGTAGATTTAGATAGATTTGAAGATATAGGTGACTTTACAATACCAGGTGAAGAAAATCTTAAACCAATATCATTAGAAACCGAAACAGACTTTGCATTCCTAGGTAATAAGTCAGGTAATTCAGTACCTGGCATAGGTACTAGACCTAGAACAGCACAACCTTTAAAAGCGCCTAGTGACCCATTAGGTGATTTATTAGACGATACTTTTGGAGATGACGGATTATTAGGATTTGTAGGTGGTGCTATAGGTGATGCCTTAGATAATGTTATTGCAGTCAAACCTACTTATGGTGATTGGAAACAAAAAATTGAAAATGATCTTATAGACGGTATTGCTAGTGGAATTGCAAATGCTGTCACTAGGCCAGGTAAGGATAACGGAGATAGTTAATGAGTACATCTCTATACGAAACATTTGGTAGTGAAATAAATTATAAATTTACTGCAGGTAAATTAGAAGCATATTTAGAAAATGCTTCTGTAAAATTTCCTCTACCTGAAGCAAGTTCGCAAATTTTAGCAGATTTGGCTAAAGTAAAAGAAGTTGCTATTGATCCTCAGAAACTAAGTGTAATAAAAACAAAACTTATAGCAATAGGATTTGGTAAAGAAAATGCTAATGCTATGGCTAAAGTTCTTATACAAATAGCAAAGGTACAAAACGTAGACCCAACTGCATATTTTGATATGAATGCAGATACTTTAAAATTAAGTGTAGATGCATTTGAGGCCATGAATGCTGTAAGACCAGCAGGTAATAAAGTAGATATCAAAGAATCAGTAGATAATTCAAGAAGTAAAGTTGCTAAATTAATCAAGGCCTAGCATGGGCAAATTCGCTACAGGAAAATACGAAGTAGTCAACACAGATAAATTTGTTGGCAACAGAAATCCTACCTATAGAAGTAGTTGGGAACTAGCATTTATGCGTATGTGTGATAGTCACCCTAACATAAAAAAATGGGCAAGTGAAAATGTAAAAATTCCTTATAGACATCCAGTAACTGGTAAGTACACAAACTATGTGCCTGATTTTATGCTTCAATATATAGATAAGAATGATAATCCTCACGTAGAATTAATTGAAATTAAACCTCGTAATCAAACAACAATGGAAAGTGCAAGATCACAAGGACAAAAATTACAAACAGTAATTAATTCTGCAAAATGGGTGGCGGCTCAAGAATGGTGCAAACGCAAAGGCATACGTTTTAAAGTAATAAACGAAGATCAAATTTTTTCAAACAAGAAACCACGCAAGGCGAAAAAACGTATTTCTAAACCTAGAATCAAATAAATACTAATATGACAAAGAAACTAGAAGAAGAATTTAATTTGCCTCCTATAGAAGAAGTTACTGAAAAAGAATCTTTACCTACTGTAGAAGAATCAAAAGAAACTATAGAAGAAGTACAAGGTGCTATAAGTGTTAGTGAAAAAATAAACTTAGCATTCAAAGAAATTAAAGGATTAGAAGAACACGAAGTTGAAATGAATGACATAGCCAAAAAGGCTATAGAAAGTTACGAACAACTTATGAATTTAGGAATGAATGTCAGTGATATGGCGGCTGGCAAAGTATTTGCAGAAGCAAGTAATATGTTAAAAATAGCCTTAGATGCCAGTGATGCCAAAACAAAATCCAAACTACAACAAATAGACTTAATGCTTAAAAAAGCAAGAATAGATAAATTTGATAATAAAGGGTCTGATGCAGAATCAGTACAAGCAACTGTTTTTGATAGAAACGAATTATTAAAAATTATTAATAATAAAGATTAAAATTTATTTTTGCCAGGCTACTAGTTTAAATCTTTCTTCTGGTAAATCTAACTGCTTTGTAGTCCAGGCACTTTGACCTACAAAATCTAAATTTATCCAACTATCTTTATTTTCTAATTTATATTTTGCAAATTCTTCCCAGTCTGTAGAAAATATAATATTTTCTATTTCTTCTTTTTTATTTAAAACTGTATCTAAATTATTATCGTCCCATTCAAAATGAAATAATTCCATAGTGTTATATCTACTATTATCCACATAATCTAAACTAATATCAATCCCCCATTTAGGTTTTATCTGAGTCATTTTGTTTATAAGATGATTTCCCTCGGCCCAATGTCCTAACTGTTCTAATGCATATCCGTGATAGCCTTTGCGTTCAAATAAGTAAGAATGATTAATATGTGGACCAGTAGTTTGGTTTTCGCTTAAAATCCATGGTTTAGCAATAGCACGTCTATAACGTATATATTCTGGTTCTCCCATATTTACTTTAGCATATTCCTGCTCTAGTGGGCATAAGTCATAGCCTGATTGATCAAATAAATTAAGCATATTTGCATTAGGACAATGCATTTGTTCTATAGCAGTACCCCATGTGCCCATAGAATTGTATTGCTCCGTAGATAATTTTAACATATTAATATTTAGCAAATTATTTTTTTGATAAAGGATTTTATGTAAAATGATAAATAAGTATATCAACGGAGTTATAATATGGAATTAAAAAATTATATAGCAGAATCATTTACTAAAGAATATGCTTATAGAGTTAAACTTGCACACGACTGTGGTGCAGATCAAATGGACATGTTAGAAAAATGTTTAGCAAAATACAATTTTGTTAGTGCATCTCCATTTAAAAGAGCTCCAATCCAAGAAAACCCAGTGGAATTTCAAAGAGCAAAAAATGCCAATTTTACATCAGAAGTATGTAGTACAGATGTAATTTTAAAATACCCAGTTAACGAAAGAATTTTAGAAGTATGGTTAGCAGTAAATATGGGAATAGATCACGAAAGAGTTCTTTGTTATGGTGTAAATGAGCCAAGACGTGTTGAAGCAGATATTCAAGCAGAAAGACTTGAAAACGATAAAGATAGAAAGGCTGACATGGACGAAGCAGAACTAAACAAAGAAGAACAAGCACATTATGAAGATGAGCAAGATGAAAGGGTTAAAGATTTTGGATTTGGCGAAGAATTTAACGAAGCATTTTTAAAAGAATTACAAAAAATTAAAGACGAAAAAGGCGCAGATTATTTTTCTAACTACCCAAGTAAAGATGAATTAATGGGTGATAACTTAAGACCTATGTATGATGCACTTACAGGTATGCCTAATATGGGTAGAGGTGCAGAAAATAGTAAAGCAATAGACGTAGTACCACAATCTGGTTCTAGAAGTAGATAATGAAAGTAAACCACGTAACAAATGAAAATGTTGTTTCTCCTGAGGAAATTCAAAAGGCCTCAGACACATATTTTCAATTAAAAAGAAATGTTGGAGAGGCTTATGCTCAAGCATTTTGGAATATGTGGAGAAGATCAGGTAACGTTAATGCGGCACTTAGAATGGCTAATCAAGAATATGACAGACTTATGATGAAAGATTCAGAAGAACCTAAAATATCATCAGACGCAGAAGTTGTTGCAGAAGCAATGAGCGATGCTTATGGTGTAGTAAGTATGGAACCAGAGGTAGAAGGTTCAGTAGAATTTAAACAGCATAAAAATACTGATAAAGGTTCAGTTAGTATAGAAGCAAGTGGTGAAACAATGCAAGATTTAGCAGATGTACTTAAACTTGCAGGACTTACATTACCTAAAGACATGCATAGCGATAATCAAGCATCAGCACATGATGAAGAGCCAGAACAAGAAGATGTATTATTAAAACCTAATAAAGATGATGACTCACCTTGTGGTAGTGATGATGCAGACAATAATGTATCTTACGAAACAGATAAAGAAATTCTAGTTAATTACATCAAAGACAAACTTAAAAAAAGCATTTCTTAACACCATTTCCACATAAATAACTATTATGGCAAGAGGAACAGTAGATACCGGTCTGGTTAAACAAGGCTATACTAGAACAGCATATAACCCAGATACCCTAGAAGATTTTAAAAATTGTGCAGATCCTATGACAGGTCCTCTGTACTTTATGACCAATCATGTTAAAATCCAACATCCTACTAGAGGAGGAATAGATTTTGACCCTTTTGCTTACCAATTAGATCTAATAGAAAATTACAATAATTTTAGATACAGTATCAATATGCTGGGCAGACAGATGGGTAAAACTACTGTGGCGGCAGGATACTTGCTGTGGTATGCTATGTTTAAGCCTGACAGCACAATACTAGTTGCGGCACATAAGGCCGCTGGAGCATACGAAATTATGCAACGTATTAGATATGCATATGAAAGTGTACCAGATCATATAAGAGCAGGAGTCACAGAATACAACAAAGGGTCTATGGCTTTTGATAATGGTAGCAGGATAGTAAGTGCAACTACTACTGAAAACACTGGTAGGGGTATGTCACTTACGTTAGTCTACTTAGACGAGTTTGCCTTTGTGCCTCCCAGAATTGCTAGTGAGTTTTGGACAGCACTATCACCTACTTTAGCAACAGGCGGTAAATGTATAATTACTTCCACACCAAATAGTGATGAAGATACATTTGCTAGTATCTGGAACTCTGCAAATAAAATGTTTGATGAACACGGAAACGAACAAGAAGTAGGAGTCAATGGATTTAAACCTTTACTTGCTAAATGGGACGAACATCCAGATAGAGATGTCAATTGGGCTATAGAAGAAAGAGGAAGAATAGGTACAGAAAGATTTAAACGTGAACATGAATGTGAATTTGTTATATATGATGAAACACTTATAAACCAATTAAAGTTATTAGAATTAAAAGGTAATGAACCTATAATGAAAATGGGACATGTTCGTTGGTTTAAATATCCAAGTCCTGAAAATATCTATGTAGTTACACTAGATCCTAGTACAGGAACAGGCGGTGATAATGCGGCTATACAAATTGTAGAGCTACCATCTATGATACAAGTAGGTGAATGGTGTCATAATAAAACACCTATAGAAGGGCAGATAAAGGTCATGTTAGAAGTTATGCATTTTATTAAGGAACAAGGTGCTCATACTATATATTGGACAGTTGAAAACAACGCAATTGGAGAGGCCGCACTTGTGGTAATCAGAGACACCGGAGAAGATGCTTTTCCAGGAGACTTTTTACACGAACCTAAAAGAATACAGGGTAAAACAGGTAGAAGAGGATTCCATACAACACACAAAGTAAAAGTAGAATCTTGTATTAATATGAAAAGATTAATAGAAAATGACAAACTTATAATTAATAGTAAAGCCTGTTTATCAGAATTTAAAAACTTTGTATCTAAAGGTAATAGTTTTGCGGCAAGACCAGGAGATTCAGACGACCTAGTAATGAGTATGATGATTGCTGTTAGAGTTATAGACTATGTAAGTACTTTTGAAGATGAAGTTTACGATGCTGTAAATAACAGTTTAGGAGTAGACTCATTATATTCCACAGGCGGTGATGATGATGACTACGATGACCCCATGCCAATTGGTATAATCTGATAAATACTTGTATGGCAACAAATTTTAAAGACATTTCAGAAAAAGTTTTTAACCTACTTAAAGGACATGGTTTTGACCTTAGAACTTTCAATAAAGAAGGTAAAGTTGTAATAGACCCACAAGAAGGCACAAGATTTGTTAGCGACGAACCTAACATTTTAGTTAGAGTTGATGATATGGAAAAAGAAATATCTTTGCAGACTAGTGAAGACTTTGCAGATCACAATTTAAGAAACTTATTAAAAGAACTAGCACAAGATAGTTTATTATCCTTTGACTTTAGAGTATTTGATAAAAAAATAGAACCTAAAGGTGAAGAAATAGACGTTGCTCGTAGACAAGAGATTGACATGAACGAAGAAATTAATTTATTAAAACGACTTTCTGGTATAGAAGAAAATACTAAAGACCCAGAACCTAAAGGTGAAGTATGTATGGACTGTGAAGGCACAGGATATGATGGAGATAAATCTTGTTCTATA